AAACCCAAGTTGTCGCCAGACCCGGCACGTTGAGGCAGTAGAACGTCTGCCCCTCTTGATGGTAGGTGTAGGCAGTTGCCGCGTAAATCTGCGCCTCGGTCAAAGCGCCCAGTTGTTCCTCAAGCGCGAAATTGCTGATCCGCTCCGGAACATAGCCCTGCATCGCAAACACGATGCCAGCGCCCGCCTCATCACGGCCCAGCCACACGGCCACACCGGCCATTTTGACGAGTGAGTAAGGCGCGGCGCAACCGACCTCGATTGCCGCGCCATCATTGCGCGCGAACGTGAAATCAGCGCCGCCCGAGTTGTACCAAACCTCACTGGTACGGGTCTGCATCAGAATCAGTTCACGGTGCTTGACGATGAACGCAACGATATCCCCGGGCGCACCTTCGGCTGATGCAAATTGCAGGGCATTGAGCGTCATAAAATCCTGATTCGCCGAGATATACCACTGGTTTGTGTCAGGGTCCGAGAATATGCCGTATCCATCCAGAGTATCAACGCCATTTGAACCTAGCCACGCACCGGATGTAATCGTCGTGAAGGTCAGCGCCTCGAAATCCCACACATACCCATTCGGCCCGTCTGTCACGCACAGCTGCGTGGTGTTTTCCTTCATGCGCACCGGGCCGGCGCTGGTTGCCAGCGTACCCAGCTCAGTTGCAACCCATGTGCTGCTGATCTGGATCAACTTGTCGCCCACCACCGCGTATAGCGAGTCATTTGCCTCCTTCAGCCCACGAAACACGCTTCCGCAATCCACAAGCTGGCGCTTGCCTGGCACTTGCTTGAGGTATGCCGCAGCGCCACCCTTGCCAGCGCCCGACTCAATGCCGCACGAAAACCAGTTGATGCGGCGCTGGCAATCAGCCTTTCGATTGCGCAGGCTGTAACTCGGGCCGGCCAGGAGTAGTGTGGTCAAGCTTTACCCCATTAGCCTAGTTGATGACCTGCGCTTGATCCGGCCTGATGAATATGCGGAACGCTGGTGCTCGGTGTTGAGCGTGTCGCGCACGGCTTGATATTTCGCATCGAATAACTGCAACTTGTCTTCAAACCCGTACAGCGGCGCCGCCTCAACCATACATGCAAACAAATACAGGTCGTTTGCCGCAAGAAACAGCGCGTTTGTGGGTGTGGTTGTCGCGTCCAAGGCAGGGAGGGCCTTGAAGTAATAGCCCTGCACCACGGTTCCGTCGGCCACGGCCGGCGAGAACAGCAGCGAGCGACCCTGCGCGCAGTAATACTTGCACTCGCCAGATGGCTGGCCGTCAAGATGCTCGCGCAGGTACTCTGGCGACACCGGTTCCAGCGGCAGGCCGCCGAAGTGCACCAGGCTTGCGGCGCGCCAGTCGGCAGGCAGCGCGAACGCATTGCCCACGACCGTACCGCTGATGGCCGCCTCGTTGTAGCCAGTGCGCGCCTCGCGGTTGATGCGAGTCTCTGCCAGGCTGATGACGGCCTGCAGCGTGCCGATTGATGCGTCACTTTCGTTTTCATCGAACGTGACCATTTTGCCGAGTTGCGACAGCAGGCCGGCATAGGTTGTGATGCTCACCGGCTGCCTCGCATGATGATTCGCGGATCACGCACGGTCGGCGCCGCACGGAAGCGCGCATACTGCGGATCAGCCATGATGGCCTCGATCACTAGATCCGCTTCCGGCGATCCGAGCGAAGGCGTCACGCCGCGCCTCCGGCACTCCTCCTGGAAGATGACGAAGGGAATCTCAGCCTCGTGGCGCAGCATTCCGCCCGCCGCGTAGGGGTCGAACCGCTGGTTGCGCATCGCGTCTGTGAAGTGCAGGATGCCCTCGACATCCTGCCGCTCCTCGACGTGCATGGTCCCGTCCGTTTCGGTGTGAATCACCGTATTGGTGATCCCGCCCAGGTATTCGCGCTCAGCCATCATGTTCCTCACAGATGAGGCCCGCCGAAGCGGGTCTAGGACAGCCAGATTAGAGCACGGCCGTGTTCATGTCTGCCAGAACGCCGTGCGCCGGCTCGGCCAGCACGGCCAGAGTCAGATTGCACCACATTTGGCCCTTCTGGCTCAGGCCAGTGGTTGCCAGATCCTGATACTGCATCGGCTCCAGATAGCGAAGCTCGATGTAGTCGGGATTCAGCATCCAGATGTCGCGCTCGCGTTGGAATCGGTTCATCACCAGCTTCAGCGGACCGTAGTCGCTGCGGTAGACGCTGATCGAGGCGTTCAGCTGGCCATCGCTCAGTTCGTAAAACCGCGTCGAATTGCCGGCCAGCTGGCTCGACAAGTTCGCACGGTTCGCCGGGCCGGCCATGACAACCGAAGGCATGTCGTTGGCGTTGGTGGCGCAGGACACCAGCACGGTACGGAACAGGGCTTCCGTGAAATTGCGCTGCGTGCCGTCCGTCGCGGCTGTGGTGGCGTTGCCGGATGCACCGGTGGCGCCGCGTGACACGTTGGACGTGAGCCACGAGCCCATCGAGCGCATCTTCTGCGCAGTGCCGGCCGCACCGACCACACGGGCCTGGTTCAAGAACAGTATGGTTTCAATGTCGCGTTTCAGCTCCTTGCCCTTCTTGGCTTTCTGGCGGGCGAATTCATTGCGGGCGCCGTACTTGCGGATGGCATTAATTTGCGTGGTCGTGACCGAAACAGTCTTGTCCATCAGCTGGCAGTGGTTGCCGACGCGGGACGGGGTCGAGCTGGTGTCGATGGTTGCGTCATCGCCTTCGATATTCGCATTTGCCGAATCGACGGCAGACAGGGATTCGGTCGGCCACTCGGTATAAGTGGCATCGGCAGTGCCCTTCTTCGCCATCGTCAGCAGCGGCGTGTCGATGGGCGAGATATTCATAATGATCTCGCTCACGTCCTCCGCGTTGTAGTTGGATTGGTATGTCTGCAGGGTATTGGTTGGGACAGTCATTTAAGACTCCGTGAATGGGTTATCGACCCCGCGCCATGAATGCGGCAGCGGCGTCATCGACTGAGTTGGATTTGCGCAGCTTGGCGAGTGACTCGGCGGCAGCATTGGGCTTGCCGCGCGGTGCGCCGGGCTTGACGACTTGTGGTGCGCCCTGGGCTTTGGCCTTGATCGCCGTTTTCGACGCCTGTAGTTCATCGTAGCGGCGGGCTTTGTCCAGTGCGATCACCATGGCAGGGTCGGTCATGGTTTCGAGCGTGGCGGTCTTGATGCCCGTTTTTGTGGCGTATTCCGTGAGCGCCGTACCCATGGCCTGCCCATCACCCCAGCCCTTGAGGTTCTTTTCGAGCGCCTTGACCATATCAGCCCGCGCAGCCTGGAAGAGTTGCCCCTTCTCGGACTGCACTTGCTGCCCGATGGTCTGCGCGGCGTCCTGTGCGGCTTGGTACCGCCTCTGCAAGCGCAGTTGCTGCACCGCCAGGCGCGCCGCGTTCTGCGGGTCGGCCTGCTCGATCTGGTCCCAGTCGATCGCCTCGAACTGCTTGAGTTGAGCTTCGACCATCCGCACCGATGCCAGCGCGTCGGCGTACTTCTCGGCGCCTTCTGTGATCGTCTCGACCGCCTTCAATCGCTCGGCGTAAGTCTTCTCTTGCGAGCTGACCTCGTTCATCTTGCGCGAATAGTCGGACTGCCTCAGCAGGGCCTTTTGCAGCTCAGGCGGCAGTTCATACTGCTTGCCCTCGAATTCCACCTGCACGAGGTCATTGGTCGCTTCATCCGCTTCCGGGTCGGCCTCATTGGCTTCCGTACTATCGGATTCGTCTTCCAGCTCAGTGCCCGGATCGGCTGCTTGCGTGGGTTGGGCCTTGAAAAAGGCCAGTTCTGCCGCATCAAGCCCTTCCGGGTCGGTCTGGTCGGCCGGGGCTTCAGACGTTGCCGGGTTCGGTGTTGATTCAGACATTTTCTTGTGGCTCCAGTGTGGCCGCTTGGCGGCCGTTGATGAATTCTAATCGGCCTATCGAGCAATGCCAAACAGCCGGCGCTTCTTGCCTTCAATCTCTTTCGCCGCGATCTTGCCGGTTTCGACGTGCACCGACAGGCAGCGCTTCACCTTGTCCAACGCCTTGATCATCAAGAGCAGCTCCTGCTGCGTCTCCTTGTCCTTGGTG